ATTATAAATAGGTTCCGTAGATGGGTTATCAAGTTTGTATAAACTGTAAATAGTCTTGAAGAGCTCAAAGTTCTCCTCGATCTTATCGATTTGTTTGATCTCCCAACCATTTCCTTGGTATACGCCATCTTTTCTACCGGCGCTTCTCTTGCTTGATTTCAACCATAAGATACCGGTTCTTTCAATCTTTTGACCGAACATCTCTTCCCAAGCCTTAGCATAAGCTGCTAACTGAAGGTCGTAAGAACGGTGCAGATTGTTTGAAGTCTTAACATCAAGTAACCAGATCTGTCCATCTAACTTAACTACTAAGTCAGCAGTACCGGCGTATTGATGCTCGTCAGAGAATGTAAATTCTTCGGTAGCAATAACTTCTGGTTTATGTAAGGTGAAGAACTCGGCTGCCTTTAAAATCATCTGCCAAACAGTAAGATTGTACTTAGCATTACCGTACTCATCCATCCAGGTAATCTCTTTACCTGCAATTAAATCTTCTACAGCATTATGTACAGCAGTACCTTCTTCGGCTGCTTTTCTCATAATCAGATCTGCATTGTGACCTACGTCTTTCAGCCAGTTATCAAAGAATTTATTCTTTGGCATGTACTGCAATACAGTAGTAACGGACGGGTAATAAACACCTTCTTCTTTCTTGTAGACTCGACGGTCTAGGAAAGTAATCTGTTCGAGTTGACCATCGAACATTAAGTTCTTTCTCTTATGCTCATAGAGCACATTAGCACCTTTGTATATCATGCTAGTTGTAGTTTGTGGCGCAGTAAGTCGCTAAAGGTTAACTCCTGTGCCTGTTGTACGTGATGAGTGAAACTAGAAAAACCCATCTCGGAAGGATCCTTGTCCAACATGTCGACTAAATATACTTTTTTACCCATTGAGAGAAACTTCTCACAGTAGCTTAAAGCACTTTTTAAAGCATCCCTATCTAGTGCTATGTATATATCTTCAACATCGTTAGAAACTAATTTCTGCATTAAACTCTTAGATAATGTCTTACCTAAGATTGGAACGGCATTACGTTTAACAGCCATTGCGTCAAAGACTCCTTCGACTAGAACAATGGGCTGGTTCCAGTTAATCATATTCTCGAATACGATAATATCTTTAGAGGCAGAAGGATTCTTATACTTCATAAAAGCATTTTCAAACGTTCTACCTACAAAGAAATTTAAACGGTTATTCTCATCATAGGACGGAATAATAATACGTCCGGCATACTCCCCCGTAAGGCAGTAGCCGATATTATATTTTAAAAAGTCATTTTCAGTTAAACCTCTCTTAGTTAAGTAATTACGAATCTTATTAGCAATCACCGAAGTTGTTGAGGCTGAGTGGAGGGGTTGAAATTCTTTGGGGAGCTCTACTACTTCTAAGTCATGGTAGGTAATCTTGTCACCTTTCTTAACGTACTTTAGAACTTCAATAGCTTCTTCCTTGCCAAGTTTCATTTGACGTAGAAGAGACTTTACAGTACGTCCTTTAGTGTTACAAACCCAGCACTCCCAAGGGTTGTTTCCTTTTTCATCAGGAACCATCTTGATCTCAAGCTTAGGTTTACGGTGATTACAAAACGGGCAATGAAACGCATAATTGTCTCTTGCTCGCTTGTGGGATTTACCTAAAACACCTTCTATTGCATTTAGCAGTAGAGTATTCTCCATAAAAGAGGTTAACTAGTTAATACCGTAATATACGAATATTATTTCTTATCTCCAACTAAAAAGTCTTTTGTATAGAACTTTCCTAGAATGTTATCGTTAAAGTACATTTGAGGGTCTTCTAAAACCCCCATTGAGAATAAGTACTTACATTCGTAGTAAGTGAGAAGTTTCTTGTTAGAAGCAAACTCAATGATTTCCTTGCTAAATTGATCAGCTGAGTGTATCTTGGTGAGCTTTTGAAACTCTTTATTAGAGCCCCAGTACTTCTTCCAGTCACTTTCAGTTGTAACAATCTTATGAGTTGGCTTACGACCTGGTCCGGTCTGTTCGGCGATTTCGGCTTTAGTTAAAGGCTTTTTTCTATTATTATATAGAACCTTTTTGCCGACGTACTTTTTATTAGATGGGATATGAGTAATCTTATAAATGAATCCAAACGTACCTTCAGGCATGTCTTTAATTTCAGTTATAAGCCTACCTTTATGTTCCCAGGTAGGTTCTGTCATAATTACTTAATTTTGATTAAGACTTCTCAATAAGGGTCATAACTCTATATTCCCCAGCTAATCCAGATGCTTCAATCAAAGTTTCTGCTGCTGTTAAGGTTTCAAATATAGCTGCTTGCTCTTCAAAGTCTGTAGTTTCTCCAGTTTCGGTTACATATTGACCGTTAAATAGGAGTTTATATTTTGTAGTTACCATTATCTAGTGTTTTAGCTTAGTACTTTATCAGCTCCAATTAACGCAAACGATGCGGCAGCTCCTGCTACTTTATGTACACGGAAATGCAAGATTGCAGCTGCTCCGTAGGTTGAGTAGTCTAATGAAATAGCAGTTACAGTATTAGTACCGGCTAGATATCTTGCTGCTGTCCTTGCGATATTATAAGTGGTTGTTGCTCCAGTGATATACGTACCGTACTCTATACCGACAGCGCCATCGTTACTGGATCCTGCAGAAACTTCTACTAGGTAGTAATCTCCAGCGTTAGCAGTTGCAGGTGGAATAAGTACTACTTTAGGAGATGAAGCAGCTAGGTTATTAAGTACAAGCCTATTATAACGTTGATCTTGAAGTGTAATTAAAGCATCTGATTGAAAGTCTATGTAGTAGGTAGTTCCTGTGCCTCCGGAGATAAGACCGCTTGAGGAGCTTGGATCTACATAGACAATTACGTAGCTATCATTTGAGTTATCTACTGATTTAATTTTAATAGTATCAGCAACAATTGAACCGCCTGTTGTTCTAAATGCTATAGTTCCCGTACCTCCTGATGTAGGACGGTTACAGAGGTAATCTAATACGGCAGATGTGATGGTATTATTAGCACTTGTTCTATGGAAAGAAATGGAAGTAACTGTTGTGATATCTTTGTTACCGGGAGAGTTAACACCCATTCTTATAGAACCTGAGTTTGGAGCAGATGTGCCTGATCCTAATTCTACTACCCAAGAGTAGTCTACATCGTTGCCAACATCCCCGTTAAATGTATGAGTAACGGCGGAAGGTTGAGCTATATTTGGTCCTGCTACATCAGTTTCAATAATATTACCTGAAGCATCAACTGATAGGTTGTAGGCTGCTGTACCTGTGAATGTACCTGAACCGTATTGAGAGGCTATTAATTCACCGTCGTTTTTAACAGTAAGTTTTACGGTTGGAGTTTCTGTTCCATCCGGTGTTGTTAGAAGTTCTAATCTTGTAGGAACGTCATTGTTAGAGAAAGTTCCATCTGCTAATATCTTAAATCCACCGATATCAGCACTTGCTAGTGTATCTTGGTATGCTGAGATGTAACCTAAAGTAACACCTGCAGAATTAATTGGAATACTATTCACTAATCTTAAAGAAGGTCCTGAGATGATTCCTTTTAGAGTTAAATATTGTGATCCAGAATTCCAAGTAAAGTTTGCGTCACCGCCAAAAGATCCATTTTGATTAAATTGAACTTGTGTGTTAGAACCGCCAGGTGTTGTTGCAGCTCCTCCTCCAGAGCCTGTATCGATTGTAATTACACTAGTGCCTCCGTTACCTCTATGTAGGGTTAATGTATTTAGGTTTACTGATGCTGAACTGTAATAGTTCATTGACCCTGTGGACATTCTGGAAACGGTTCCGGTGCTAGAGTCGTAGGCTAAAATACTATTTTGAGTTGCACTTGATAAAGTGTCTAGAATTAAATCTCCTCCTGATGAAAGATCAAATACTAAATCACTACCGTCTAAAATAACAGTACGGTTAGTAGTTAGGGCGCCGTCTGTATTATACAGATTGGTATCGGTACCAGCAAAAGCACTTAAGTCTATAGACTGAGATAAACTTGATGTTAAGTAAAAAAGATTTAATGTATTACCGTTAAGAGAGCTTGAATAAAAATAACTCTTTAAGTTATTATTCATCTCCTGATAGGATAATTCCGATGTCTTACCAGTAGGATCGTCAGTGGTGTATCTTAGCGTGATTGCCATTAGTCTTTTATATTAAATATCAAATTTTACTAGGAATGTTGTGTCCATGTATTGAGACTTAGGTATAGGCTGGGACATCTTACCTATAGCAACAAGTTCATCCATATCGTTATATAGTCCTACAGTTGTAACATACGGTTGAAAAAAGCTTCCTGTAGCGTAGTCGTACAAGTGTCCTAAACTACCTGATTTTATTGTAGGATTTTGAGAGAAGTTAAGCTGTGATTCATTTACCCTGCAGTTGTAATTATGGGTATACACCATGTACGAAGAGCGCCAAGTAATACCGTAGTCCTGCTGTACTTTAAGTTCTTGAGCCGTAGTAGTGTCCGTGATAATAGCGTGACCGTGAGTATATATAATATCTCCTACTTTTAAACCGTTTTGATTTGAATCACGCAGTACTCCTTCACCGTCATCATATATTGCGAACCCGTCAGTAGCTTGATTTATGATATATGCGCCCGATACAAAACTTTGGGAAATATACCTATTATTCTGAAGGCTTCCTGTTAATAGGAAACTCCCCGGTACAATAGCGTGTCCAAATACTTCTTTTGGTAGAGCAAGTACATATGCTATATCCTGAATAGATCGGGAAGCACTGTCGTAGAGTGTGGTTTGTTTATAGTTTTCGAAAGAACTACTTACAACCTCACTTCCGCTGTAACTTGAGTAGTATAGGTGATGAATATTTCTATAGACTAACTCTGCATACTGTACATTACCTGATTCATAACCTGGGCAGAATGTTAGATTTGCCGGGTATAAATCACCGGAGCTTGACAACGCATAAAGGGTATCGATTCCATAATCACTGAAATCTGCACGAAGTGCATACCATGATTTATGCGCTGTGTAGCTTGTTACATAAGCATCCTGCTTGTTTAATTTTATATAAGTGCTCATTCATTAGAAGTCTAACTTGATTCTAATTAAAGCTTCTTTAGTGAAGTCTTTCAGTAAAGGTTTTGAAAGTTTAGCTACAGCAAGAAGTTCATTACTATCATTATACATACCTACAGTCGTAATATAAGTCTGTGGGGCATTAATAAAGTTAGTGATACGTATATCTCCAGAACCTGTAATGTAGGATGGGTTAGTTGTATAGTTAAATTCACTGTTACGTATTCTTGTAAATACGAATTGAGAAGAAATAGTCTCCTGGTAGTTTAATTGGAAGCTGCCTTGAGATACAATACGGTTATATAATTTTTGCTGATTATTGTCAGCCGTATTGGAATTTCTTCCTGTGTTTAAGTTAATACCTTCGCCGCTATTATCGTCAAGAGCGTCAGCATTTAATAGGATAAGACCTACATCCGGTAAAAATAATCCGTAGGAGCCTGAGCTTGTTGTATAACCTGTACCTGAATAAGCAGATCCATTTGAGCCCGATACTACCTGGAAGACTCTGCCTGCGTCGTTATACTCAATTGTTGTTACATCTCTACTATTATCTGTTAAATGTAGTACTGCAGGACCGGATGCACTACCGGAGAGTTGCAGATTAAAAGTACCTGGGAGCAAGCTTTCTTTAAATCTATCTCTATCAATTGCGATAGCGTAGAAGTTTTCAGGCTCGTAACTACCCCCAAACTTCAAGTTAACTTCTTCGTCTCCTAAGAGGAGTGTTCTAAATTGACCGTAAGTTGTTTTAGAGTAGGAGTAGCCTGGAATTGCAGCGTTATACGCTCGAGAACCAGATCCTTTCATATCTCCGTATGCAATCGAAAACTGAGTTGC